CCGTGGGTGTCACGGTCTTGGCGCTGGCGTCATCACCTTCGGCCTGTGCGTTGCTCGCGGCAGCGGCCAAGTCCTGGGTTTGCCATTCGTGCAGCGTGTTCGTGGCCTTGGACTTCGCAGCCATCGACAGCAGGGGGGTTTGAGTCGGGGTGATGCGATAGATCACGTCCGACAGGTCTTCACGGTTGCCGATGGCAGACGTGGTCGAATAGGTATTGGTTGGTGCAGCCATGGCCGCTCCTTTCAGCGTCTCTCGACGTTAGAAATTGATGAGGGGATCAGAGGAAAGCGCCGAAAACACGGGCCGCGTCTTCGACGGTGCCGGACTTGCTCAGACGTTGGAAATCAGACGTGCGACGGTCAAGGCTGGGATTGGCGCCGGTTCCGGGCTTCTCGACCTTGGTGGGCAGTGCTGAGACCTTCTTCGTCGTGGCTTGAGCCTTGGCAACCATCTGGTCAAACAGCATCGCCTTGCGAGCCGTGATGACCATTTTTGCGTCGGCCACGCTGTCAACGGTTTGCGCATCGAAGCCCTGATTCATCAGGTACTCGCGGATTTGCGCGGTTTCGGCCTTGGCCTTGGCTTCATCCTTCCACTCTGGGAGCTTGGCAAGGAGTTGTTCCCGCTGCTCCGACAGATAGGATTGATGCTGCTTGGCTTGCTCGGCCTGGTTGACTTGTGCCAGGTGTTGCTGCTCCGCGTAGTTCTGCTGCAAGGCGGCTTGTCTCTGTTCAAAGAGGTGCCTCTGGCGCATGTACTCCTGCGGATCAGTGTTGATCAACTGTTGCCAGTCGATGGTCTGCTGCTCCTGCATCGCAACTTCAAGTTGCGCCTGCATTCGCTGCAAATTCGTTGCGTACTGCTGGCGCTCTTGCTGCGCCTTGGACGCCTCGGCTTCAGCGGCTTTGCGCTGCTCCGCGACTTCCATCGTCTTGCGGGTGTAGTCAGCCTGTCGCTGATACCCGTTCTTGAGTTCGGACAGCTTGACTTCAACGTCTTTGCCATCCACCTTGATCGTCACAAGCGGATCGTCTTCCGCTTCTGCTCCTGCCTCAACCGCTTCAGGCTCGACAGCCTCGACGGGCTCGCCATCGACCTTTTCAGGCTCAGGCGGTGACAGCAGATCACCAAATGCTGCGGCTGCTGAATCCATGTTCAGCTCTGTGGATTCCGTTCCCGGATTGTCCATTTCGACTCCTTGGGGGCGCTTCTCAGCGATACCCATTGACCACGGCTTGAAGGGGCCGTGTAGCCCTTAAATCTCGATGTGCTCGCCGGTGTTCAACTGGCCTTTGCGCTCACCTTGCAGCACATGCAAATTGCCGTTGTCAGTGACGATCAGCCATTCGGCAGGCTCGGGGTGCCACACGCTGCGCAAGCGAGGATCGGCAGCAAATGCGGCCTTCACTCGGTCAACGAACTCCACCCAGCTTTCAGCCGGTCGGCCATCGTTTGCTTGTGCTGAAGCTCCAGCTTCGCCAACTTGCCTGTCTCCATCGTGGTCGTGATTTGCTGCTTGAGTTTGTGCAGCAGGGTCAGGTACGTCCACAGTTTTTCGCGGCCTTCCGCGTCTCTTGCTGGGCTGTTCGTCCATTGCTTGATCACTTCCTTTTCAATGTCAGCAAAGACCGCTTGAAACACCTCATTTTCAAGGATCTCGGTTGCGCGGTTGCCTTCGTAGATGCGCGATTCAAGGGGCTTGGTCATCTGCGTCATTCAGTGCGTTGTCTGCGGCCTGATCCTGCTGGGCCGATACCGTGGCATTGGCTTGAACTTCAGCGGCCAACAACTTCGATTCCGCGTTGATGCGAGCCAGCGCCAAAGCGGTCTGCTGCTGCATCTCGGCCTTGTACTGCTCCAACTGCATCGAAAGCTGGGCCTTGAACTGCTCAAGCTCTCGCGTGTCCTGAAGTTTTAGCGCCTGCTGCTGCGCCTCGACCTCTTGGCGGTGCGTGTCCACCTGTGCCTGCATCTGCATGCGCTCTCGCTCCAATGCAAGTTCATGCTCACGCTGCGCCTGGTCGGCCTGGGCCTGCATCTGCGCCTTCATCTGCTCGACTTGCATCTGCGCCTGAGCCTTGACCTGCTCAGGGCTTGGCTTGGGCTGCTGCGGATGCTGGGCAGGGTCAACAAAGAACTTGTCCGAGTTCTTGAACCCAAGCGCCTTGGTCATTTCCTTGGCCGCTTCAAAAATCGTCTGAGGCGTTGCCACACCGATCTGAATGGCTTGCTGCTGCACCTGCATCAGCATGGTCAGGTGGCGCACGATCTGGTCTTTCGAGCCAGTGCCCAAACCCACATTGATCGAGATGTCAAAGCCGTTGCGCCATTCTCGGGGGCTGATTGGCACCCACTGCCCGCGCAGCTTGACCACGTCCTCTTTTTGCTGATACTGAGCGCACAGCTTGAGCATGAGGCGGAACAGATCGCGCCAACCCTCGGCAAAGTTGCGGGCGATCAGGTCAAGGCGCATGTCGGCCTTGTTGGTCACGATATTGGCTTGAGTCGCCGTCACATCGCCCTTGAGCGCGTCGGGGTCGTTGCCTTGGCTGTTGCGACTCCACCCGGTCGAATCCTCGGTGAAGCCCTTCATGTACTCGAGCATGGACATGCCAAGCTGAGAATCACCCGCACCTTGATCCAACCGGCCAGCCATGCCGGGCTGCTTCATGCGAACCACGCCACCGGGGCGAGAGGTCAGCAGATCGTCAAGGTTCACCTGATTCTCAACAGCGAAATAGCGCCCGTTGATTTGCAAATACGTGTTGTCCAGCACACCACGCAAAATCATGGTGTTGACCTTCTGGCCTTCCATCGCCAGATCAGCCACAGACAACCCAAAGAACTTGTGAGGCATCGGCACCGGCGTGATGCTCACGAACGGGGCAACGTCGCAAATCTCGTTCTCAAGCACCTCATTGCCAGCACGAACCACTTTGCGAAGCTCTGCGATCCCGTCGCCGTCGAAGTCAACGCGGATATAGCACTCAGTTACCCACACCATGCGCTGAGACTCATCCAGCGTCTGCACTGTGTCGGTGTTGAGGTAAGCCATCTCGTCATCGAAGCCCATCCGCTCGATGCGCTCCATGTTCAACGATGTGGCGTTGTCATCCCCGCTCAGGTTGTCGAGGTTGGAGTAACCCATCGCCTTGAGGTCAGAGATTGACCGGGCCACACGATGACCCACAAACGTAGCGTCTTCAATGCTCTTTGCCTTGCGCGAAATCAGGAATTCTTCGGGCGGCACGTTTTCAACGCACACGCGCCCGCCTTCCTTGCTGCGCTTGCACACCACATCCCACATCATCACCGGGGGCGTGTTTTGGATCTGCGCGGCCTGCTGCTGCAACTGCATCAAGGCTTGCTCGTTGCCTTGAGCCTGCTGCATGGCCTGAGCGATCTGCTCTAGGGCCTTTTGGCGCTTCTCTTGGTCTTCTTCGTCGTGGTATGACTTCTGCTCGGTGATTTCGATTTCGTCGTCGTCATCAAGCTGGGCCAACTCCCACTCATTCAGGCCGGTGTATTCCTCGCGTGTCTCAATGACACGCTCATCCCACCAGACTTTCACAATGCCGTTTTTGGACAGCATCGCGTCTTTCATCCAGTTGTATGCGATGCGCTCGCCCGGGTTGCGGACGTAGAACAGATGGTTGATGTAGTCCGTCGCCTGGTCGGCCTTTTGCTCATCGCCTGGCTTGTTCGCCTCGAACTCAACGACGCGATCACCGCCGCAGAACTTGACCATGAGTTGCGGCATCATCGACTCGATGGTGTTGCGCACATCAGGCGAGACGACAGCAGAGCGGCCCTCAACTTCAGGCGGCGACAGGTCGAGCTTTGCCTCGCCGTAGTAGTAGGCCATGGCCTTCTGACGCTGATTAGCCAGCTTTCCAGACCAAAAGCCCACGGCCTGGCGCATCTCGCCATCCGTCACGGCTTTGAGATCGTCTTCGGTCATTTTTGCCATAAGTCTTGGGGCGCCTCTCGGCGATGCCAAATTCGGTTACTTGCGTTTGATGATGTCGCCGTTTGGCGTCAAGTTCTGCGCGATTCCGAAGGCCGCCGCTGCGGTTGCCTCCATCCGTTTGCCGTAGCTCTCGATGTGCCTTGCACCCTTGGTTCGCTTGTCGAAAAGGCTCTTGCCCTCGTTCATCTTTTCTGCTTGCGCGACAACTTCGGGTGGGATCACATGATCGCCATAGTCCGCGAAATATACGAAGATCATGCGTAGCTCAGTCGCGGGTAGGTCAAAGAACCGCCCCACTCGTCGTTAGTCATTTGGTTGGCCACAACAGCCAGGTAGCGGAACGAATCGGCCCCGTGGCTGAACTCGTCGTGCAATGGTTGGCCCGGCTCGTTCGTCGCCTGGTTGATGTGCCGCCTGTACCGCTTCAAACACTCAACCAGGCGGGCCGTCTTGATCTTGTCGAAGTACATGCGCGGAAACACTTCACGCGCTGCCTTGATACCGCTTTCCACATCCAACTTAGGCACCGGCTGAGCACTGCGGCCCATAGATTGCAGGATCTCTTGAGCCGTCTTGCCGGTCTTGAAATCCTTCGTGAAACCATCGTGAGGCAGATAGTCGTTACCCCAATTCAACCGCATGTTCTTGAGGTCGATCACGTAATCAGAAATCGTCCTGTGCGAGTCTTCAATGTAGTCAACGATCCGAAGCTCTGAGGCCGAACGCTGGACAAGGATGATCGACATCGAATCATTCCATCCTAAGTCCCACACAGCGTGAGTCTTCAGCAGCGGGTCTAAAGGAACCTCACGAATCCGGCCCTTCGCCTCTGCATCAGCCACCTCATCGAAGTAAATGGCTCCTTGAACGGCTGGCATGCACTTGCCTTCCCAAATGTGCCCGTACTCCTCGGGCTTCATCGTTTCCTTGGCGTGCTTGCGCTCTGCGTCCAGCACATCAGGGAACCATGGGTTCTCGGTGTAGTTCATCAGCACCGACACACAATCAGGCGGCGGGCTGATTACGAATCGCCGGTACGTCTCGTCGCTTTCTAGTTGTGGGTTGAACGTCACCCACACTTCAGAGCCAGGCTTGCGAATCGTGGGCAAAAGCACATCCCACGACTTCTTGCTTACTGAGTGCGCTTCCTCAATCCAAACCCGGTCCACACCTTCGTATGACTTGATCGAATCAACCGTGTGCTGCTGCAAGCCCGCGAATGAAAACTCAGTACCGTTGCGGCCTTTGATGTAGTTCTGCTGGACTTCATAGAAACCAGACAGCCCCAGCGCGGCGATCTGGTCGCTCAGCAGCTTATGCACCGAGTCAGCGAGCGACTTCTGAATCTCCCGCGTACACAGCACACGAATGGGCTTTTGAGCCCCTTGGATCAGCAAGGCCCGTGCGTAGCTCCAAGACTTGCCGGAACCGCGCCCCCCATAAGCGCACTTGTACCGATGCGGCTCAAACAAGAACCGCAGCGATTGGGGGAACTCGATCACTTGAAAGTGACCGTGATGCTTTGCTCAACCGGCCCACCACCTTCGCCCGTGTGCTCAGTGCGGGCCAACTTGGGCGCCGCAAACTCAGCCAGCTTTGCCAACAGGTCAAGCGCCTTTGCTGGGTCAGGCTTGCCGTAAGGGTTGTCTGTGCCGTCACCCTCCGCAACCAGGGCCAACCAGCGCCCCATGTTCTCGGCGTTTGACTCAAGCAAACGGGTCACGGTCTCGCGGAACTCTGTAGTCGCCTTGTTCTGTGCGCCTTTGGGGCGGCCTGGGCCTGGTGTTCCGTCACCAACTCGCGGTTTTGCGTCGGTTTTTTTAACCATGGCTGAGATTCCTCGCGGATTGTCTCGGTGTTGGTGCTGGGCGCATGTCCTTGTGCAGAAGGAGCAAGGGAGGAAGGGCAGGCCCAGCGTAGATGTGAAAAAGCCCCGGGCATTGCTGCTGCGGGGCTTCAGTCTGGAACCGTTTGGGCACGGCTCCGCGACGGAATGGAGACTACGCTTTGTCGCGCACCTTGTCAAGCATCACATCAACCCCGCCGCCTGCAACCTGCGTGCAAGCTGGTTTCGTGCCTCTTGGCGGATCACAGAGCGCTCTACGGGGCACAGTGGAAGGCGGGCGCTTACCCAGACACGAACCCCGGTGGAGATGTTGCGGCCCTCGATGCGCAGGCATGTGCGGTGCGGGTCTTGCATCTGGTCAACGACAGCAGAGACAGCCGCGCCTAGTTCTGCATCACGGTCTGAGTCGCTGGCCCCGTTGTCGTGGTCGTACTGCCTGGATGCACGGTAAAGGCTACAGCCGGGGGCGTTGGAGGGGTAGCC